AGGTTCCTCATATCCAGAAGGAACCTGCATCATACCATTGAATCCCCCAATGGAGGGTGCTTTTAATTTGAGTCTGTCCACAAAAGCATTACCTGCTTCAATGTCAACACCAGATGTTTTATAATCCATTATCTCTTCAATGATTTTTGCATTTGATCTAGAGTATTCCTCATGTTTGAGAATATCATATTGAGATCTGCATCACCAAACCCCATTTTTTTAGAACCCTCACGTATACTTTCTTTCATCCTTATCGCTTCTGGATCATCAGACAATGAGACTCTAGTCCACATTATCTGTTGCTTATCTAGTAGCTCCTTGACAGTATCAATATGAATATACTTTGCTTCATCACTCATGTATGGAAACTTTTCTATAACCTTATACAATTCTTTTTGTAGATCGTAGATGTCTTCCATCTCCATGCGAACTTTATCTGACTCAAAAAATTTACCCATACCTTTCCTTCACCCTCTTTAGTAAATGATTTCTGTACTTATCTCTATCTATATCTAAAAACGGTAAGTACTTTCTAACTTTTAGACCAACGACCTTCCACACAGGATCATCTAACTGTTTATCATAGTCTTTACAGTAAGAGAATACCTTTTCATAGACACACATCTCCTCAACACTTATCTTACCACCAAGATGCTCCTTAAGTATAGGTGGATGACCTTTAGATGCATCGAAGAACTCCTCATAATCATACTCATCCATCATATCTTCTGAGTTCTGCTTGAAGTTATAGAATAAACTTTGCTGTCTCTTCATCCACTCCTTGTATACTACCTCACCTGTCTTGATAATGTTTCCTATCCACAAACCTTGAGGATTGTCAGTGTCTACAAAGTTAGCAAGAAAGAAATCTTTTACCTGATCATCATTATATTTCCTAGACATCTTCTCAAAGAAGTAACGATCCTTTCTCTTATAGAATGATTCTACCTTTGCCTTAGACCTACCACCATACCTATGGTAGTCATACTTTTCCCTAGTAAAATGATTCTTGTACGCTAGGTACTGTTTGTAGGTGTCAAAGGGTGACAACTTTCTTTACTCCTTTCAGTTGTTTGTTTGCTCTGTACCACTTAGGATCTGATGGACACTTGTTACAGATCTCATGTGGTTTGAGTACCTGCTCTGCTATAGCATATAGATCTTCTATTGGTGCGTCAACAGGAGTAGGTTGATAGTTCAAATACTTCTGCCACACTGGATCATTTACCTGTCCTGTTGAGACTAGAGTCTCATGTAGGTAAGCAATGCTAGGACATTTCCATAGTTTCCCTGAGTATACCTGAACATTAGGTGCAGTGCAATACTCAAAAGACTTTTCAGTGTCACCATCCTCATGAGGATAGAACTTATTGTCCTTCCATTGTAGCAGATCAAACCACAAATCATCCCAATTCTCAGAAACTTCTAACAATTTCATATCAACTCCCTCCTTCTCTGCTACCTCAATGAAATCCCATACGTTCTTGTATGTTATGTCACCTGTTTTATTAGTACGACCTATCCTATGATCAGTAGGTGGTATGTGTAAACTGATACGAAAGATACCACCCTCCTTCATGTGCTCAAGGATCCAGTCAGTATTCTCTGGTATCAGTAAACCATTAGAGAATATCTTTACGTACACACCACTACACATATCTCTGATCAACTTGAGTACTTCTTTAGTCCTTGGTTCTATCAGTGCCTCACCTCCTAGCACACTGACATGACTCCAGACATGTATCCTAGGTAGTAGTATCTCTAAGTCTCTTAGTAAAGAATCAATAGACAATGAACTACCTGGTGCTAGTACACCACTGTGGTGGTTGCATCCTCTACATGCCATGTTGCACCCATTATGTGAGTGTACACTGAGCATCCTAAAGGTTGGTTTGTCAAATGATTCTGCAGGTTTAGGTTGAAAGTTCTCAGTATAATACTTCTTGAACTGTCTCCGTGGTGACCACAAATGTTTCTTATCTCTTTTCTTCTCAGTCATACTGTCTTCTTCAAGGCAGGATCTAACTGCTTGTTAGCATGATACCACTTAGGATTGGCAGGACACATGTTACATATATCATGTGGTTTATCTACTTCCTCTAGTGCTTGTCTTATATCTTCTGGTGGTTTGTACTCCAGATACTTTTGCCAACACTCATCGCCCAGTTGATCTGTTGCTGCTAGTGATTCGTATAGGTATGCTATCATACTACACTTCCACAACTTCCCTTTATATAACTGAACATTAGGACAAGAACATATCTTGAAACTCTCCTCTGGTTTACCATCCTCCCACGGATAGTATGTCACTCTATCCTTTGTGATCTCATATCTAAACAGATCAAACCACTCACGACGATCACCGTTAGGATACCTCGCTGCTTCAGTGAGTTCAAGTTTATCTATTACTCCTCTGTCCTCACACTCCTTGATAAAATCATATGCATTCTCCCATTCCCTTCTACCTATCTTACTATACCATGTACGATGGAAGGTCAGTCTAAAGATAACACCCTGCTCCATCTCATCCATGATCCAGTCCTTACACTGCATCAAACGTGATCCATTGCTGAACAGTTTGACATAGCATGGTTGTCCTGTAGATGCAACGAGTTCTCTGACTACCTTAGTCACCTCCTGTGTACGAGGTTCTAGTAATGGTTCTCCACCTATAATACTGACATGACTCCACACATATATCTGTGGCAATATTCTCTTGACATCCTCTAGCAGTTCATCTATGTCAACCACACTCTTTGTGGATAACAAACTACTATTATGGTTGCAACCCTTACAGGAAAGGTTACAACCATTCATCGTGTGTAGACACAGTATTCTAGTGGTAGGTCTTATCTTTTGTAGTTCTTCTATCTCCTTCTCTGATACGTCCTTGAAATTATCTATCCAAAAACCTTTCAGTGATCTTATATACTTTACTTTATTAGCTAACTCATCTAACCCATCATGTATGAATGCAGAAGCAATCTTCAATTCTTTCCAAGGTTGCATTAGATAGCAAGGAACTTTGCCCTCGATGTTCTCTTCAAGTAATTTAGGTTAGTTGCATTACACTTCAACTTCTCCTTCATAGGTTTAGTGATCAACTTAGTAACACTTTCAATCTCTATACTATTCTGCTCACAGTAATGACAGATCGCTTCGATGTAATTCATATCATTGTTCTCCTTGACTAGGAGTTCAATATCATTAGAGAACTTATCTTGGCACAAGAACTTGTGCTTTATAGATGCTCTCATCTCAGCTTTGGTTGCCATTTAGTTTGTCCTCCACAAATTTTTCGATGTACTTAACTAGTAATCTCATGTACTTCATTTTATCATACTCTTGGTAAACTGTCACCTCTCCGTTCTCACAAGTCATAAGTATGACAAGTTTCTTAACAGGGATACCAGTTCTCTCATAGAACATACATGCATAGGCTGCTGCCTGAACAAAATAGTTCTCAATCCAATCTCTTGGTTTAGGTTTTGCTGCAGTTTTGAAATCAATTATCGACAACTCACCGTCATATTCTGCTATACAATCTACCGTACCTGCAACACCTAACTCGGTAGAATAAAGGCTCTTCTCAAGAGCGTATATATTATTTATATTTTCTAAAGATTTCTTAGCTTGAGTGAATAACATCTTAGAACCAGGAGTATCAGGGTCTACCTCCTTGTTCAACAAATGATTCTCTATTAGAGTGTGTACTTTAGTACCACGAGTAGTAGATCTCTTAGTGATCCTGTCTGCCTCTTCATCTCCTACTCTCTTCCTCCACTTCACAAAGATTTCTTTATTGAAGTGTGAGGTGACTGAAGTAATTGAGACCAACTTCTGTCCTTCAACATCATAAAGTCGGATACCATCCTTGGTCTCCCTACTCAGAGCAGGGAGATCACATTCAACATGATTAAACATTACATACCTAGTTCAATTTTACTTACAAGGTAACTCTTGACAAGACCTGACCTTACAATATCGTTGACATTAAATTCAACTAATTCAAACTCAGGCATACGTTGAATGATCTTCTGGAAATCTAAGATACCATTACGCTCATTCGTTTTGACAAGATCCGATTGTGCTGCATCACCACAGAATATAATCTTGGTGTTTTCACCACACCTTGTCATTATACTATCTAACTCGTGAAAGTTCAAGTTTTGTGACTCATCTACTATGA